CTGTACCGATACCGGTACACAAAATGCCCGCCGGCAGTATAACTTACCAATACCGGTACTCGTTCCCGCCAAGAGTGTAAAGGTCAAGTGTATCCAACTCTTATATATGTTCACAACTATTGTAATTACAGTGTGGAGGTGGTGATGATATACCCCCATGAAGCAATAAATAATAAACAAATTCTTTTCACAGTATTCAGTTTATTATTGCACATTAAGAAAACATTCATACAATTATTTAGAACGTTTTCGTTTGCTGGATTGTTTTCCAGAGTTTACAGTATAATCCGTGCGTACACGTTTTCTGCCATTCAAGAGTCCCACTTGATATAAAAACTTTCTACCAAGTGCATGTTGACTAAGGTCAGAAGAGAATTTTTCTTTTAAATTTACATTCCAAAATGACATATCTTTATATGGATCGTCATTTTCTTCTGCAGGATTGTCTGTAGGGCATCTGGTGGCCATTGATTTTAAATATCTGTAAGCATCCTCAATATCCTGCGGAGCTGGAGGTACAAAAGCTAGAGACCATTCTTTTAAAACTCTGGGATTCATAACATTAATGTGTGCTAACACGTCTGGATCAAGAGTTATCTTACAAAGCCTGAATATAAATTCAAATTCATACTCCTCTGTGTGTCTCAGAAATTGTTTATAATTAGATGCTTTGTAATTTCCCTCAATATTATCCTGAGCTTTAACTGATAGGCTGAAATTAGTGCCTCTAGTATTGTCAAAAACGGTCACAAATAATTCATTACCCCAACAAATACCATTGTTGGTCCCTTGCGCTCTGCGCAACCAGTAAGGTCTATTAAATATTTGTGAATCACTGCTGTTTAGAGAACCACTGGGTGATGCAAAGTAAGTAAACGGAGCCGCTGTGTTTCTGGGACTATCACCAATAATTATTAAATTTTCATTATCTGGTGTAGGTATTGAATCTCCAGGCGTACCGTTTCTGGTCCAAAAATGTCTAGCAAATATTTGTTCTTTTTTTCCATAAAAAAACAAATTATCTCCATATATATTTTTATTCATTTTAATAAAATCAGGATAAATGCTGAATGTATCTACCAAATCTAATGATACACCAGCTCTGTCTTGCTGAAAAGCTTTGAAATTACAGGCTCCAAAACCTGTGTCACCCATGTCACCATCCTGAATAACATTATTTACAAGCTGGATAGGAGGACATTCGCCTGTTTTTAAATCTTCACAGGGTTTTGCTACATCCCAATATTTACCTAGAGGGGGTGCGCAGCCTATAATAAACATCTGAGTCTGCTTGGGATCCCATGAAGTATTAACTCTATCATCCTGATTCCCAACGTCATATATAGAAGGATTTTCTGTATCTCCTAATTTGTTAAATAAGGGATTGCCTGTTGTTCCTATTCCTAAAGGACCACCTCTTCCTAATTCAACTCCTGTAAGCTGCCAGACAAGACGTTCTTTATTTGGATCATAAATGTCTTTATCAATTAAAGCAAACTTGTTTGGATCTGGTAATGTGCACCTAAATACCCTGTATTGATGTGGCGAGACTTTTGGTACTGTGACCTTCTGTTCCCCATTTTCATATACATCAAAATAAGGATGACCAACAGTTAACAATCGATCTGTTTCAGCATGAAAATATACATCCGTGCCAGTTACATATTCGTCTGTTCTGAGAACGCGTGGTACTGGATTAGGTGGAGGTAGATACAAAGGGCCTGCAGCCGGTAGCCATAAAGATGACATCTGTAAAACATTTAAAATAGATCTAAGTCTACACGCCTACGTTTTTTAAAGTAGTAGTTAGAGGGATACAAAGAAAAATCTGGATATAATTCCTTTAACTGTGTTAATGGTATGTATGTTGTACTAGGCAAAAGTAGCTTTGGTGTGGTAAAGTCTATTATGGTGGAAGTGCTTATGTCTGGAATAAATTGTCTACTAGGTAGTGTTTCAGCAAAAGAAGGATAAAAGTTTGTTTCCAGTTCTCCATTTACATTTGATGTAGCTACCACCAAATGAGTGTCTGCAAACGTTTCTTCATATTCGTCAATTAAATCATTTTCAGTCACTGCATTGTCTGCAGTATTAATTGGGTCTATAAATACTGATTCTTCTAATAATTCATCTACTAATGTAGGTGGTCCTGCTACATCCTGCAGCTCTATAGTTTCAACAGGGCTTATTGCACTTATATCTTGATAGAAATGTATTCTAGGGCCTATAACTGTACCACTTCTGGTTTCCATTACTCCTGTATCTGCCAATCTACTGACTCTGACCAAACCCTCATAAGAGCTTAAACTAGGTCGATGAAGCCTGATAACATCTTGAAACTCTTCTGCTGGCGCTGCAGAAACAGCTGCCAAATCCCGCTCAAATTCAAAACTTACATCGTCATCGAAGGCGGGATTATCGAATTCAAATTGGACCAATTGTGAAGGCCTTGTTAAAAATTCAGGTTGTTTTATAGGCACTTGTTTGATAAATCTATTGTAAAAGCCTTTTGCCTTTGAAATTGCAGATTCAACTTTCTGAGCTGGTGTACTGGTAATAGGAGACTCTTCTATTTCAAATTCAGAATAATTAAGCCTTTGTAAAGGTATTTCATCAAATCCTCCCACTATAGTGCCAGAAAATTCAGGGTCTACAAAAACGTTAACATTACTTGTAGTTTCACTTGGAGCTGTAAAGATGTTTATTTCATGTGTTGTACTAGCTGCAGGGTCATAAAACGCCTGCACAGGTCTTTCAGGAATGAATTGTGTTTCAATGACAGCTGCTGCCCCTTCATCTGTTGTAACTATAGTAGGTGTAGTTTCTGCACCTCCTATATTTGTGGTAGGGTTAGTAATTGTGTACAATTCGATGTCCTCCCCTCCCAATCCAGGCCCAGCATCGGGAGCTATGTAACCAATGTTAGGTGTACCTTCCGAAAGTGGTACAATGGAAGGTGTAGCTGCATCTATGGGTATTACATCTGAAGGCCCAACAGCATCAATAGTGATATTTGGTCTAATGGGTGTTACATCTGTTGGTCTAGTAGATGGAGTCCCCAGTGGTCTATAGCCTAAAGAACCTCCAGAACCTCTTCCAGTCCCAATACCTAAGTTACCAAAGTATAGCAAGCTGCCAAATATTTTTAACAAAGTATCTGCCCATGTTTTTTGTTCAAATTTATTTTGTACATCAGGTATACAATCACCACCCTGAATACAATGTTTATACAGTTGATCTGGAGCAGCTCTTTTACGTCTACGAGTTCCTGACATTATAAAGCATCTAAGTTCCCAAACCAATAATGTGTACCTTTTGGTAAAGTTACACTACTTATAAAAGCATCTCTTTGGCGTACACTATCAAAAGCCATTAACATTCTTGCATTATCTGTTTTATCCTCATTATTATGTGAAACCCAATGAAATACAGTAGTGGCGTCTTTAAAGAGAGAATGGTGCTTATGATTTGCTCTGTTACGAAAACATTTCAAAGTGTTTGAACCACCTTGTATTACAATTATTGATGGATCCCGAGCCTCCTCCTGCAATCGTCTAAGTCTCGTAAGACCTTGTGACGGTACTGATCTAGTTCCTGAGCCCACTTCTTCAGGAGAGACTGCACCACCGTATCCTCGTCTTCCACTGTTGGATGCTCTGGTGGAGCGTTCTCTTTGTTCCCCTCCTCGTCGTCGTAGTCGAAATCCAGTACTCGTGCTGGTGGGCGATTCCCCGTCGGTGTCCTCGTCGGCTTGGTGTTTCCGCTTTCTAGAGGTTTGCGGTGTGGAAACGGGGTGCGTGGTGGGTCTCCCCTTAGCAGGCTTGGGTGCAGGCCCGGATGTTGAACTGGTAACAGAGGTAAACAAAGTTTCATTGTTTAGTTTTACACTCCATTGTCCTTTTTGGCCATATTTTTCAGCATCTGGTTGGAAAAGTGCAAAATATACAATTTCTCCAGTTACTTCTTTATAAAACAGGCCATTGACATCAACGTCGCCTTTAACTTTATGCCATACAGAATTGTCATCTTGATAATATATATATTGCCAGTTAATATAAGGAAAGGAATTGTTTTCCTCATTATCAAAGTACACAGTCACTGTATAAGGCTTTTTTTTAAAACAGTTCTTAGGATTTGTATTTACAATTTCAGCACTTACTTCAGCAAGTGTCCATGTTTCTGAACCATATTGTGAATGTTTCAAGCTATTTAATAGTATAGTCATTTTAATAGCTTCTTTAGCTTTATATTCTAACACTGCTAAAACAGGCAGTGGCTGCACACCTAATTTTGTGAGTCCTTCTTTTCTAGCATAGTACCCTATAACATTTTCTTTTCTTACAGAGTCCCAATAGGCTATATGGTCATCTAAATTTGTTGACTCATGTTCAATTAGAGTCATTTGTCTCTCTTGCTGTGCAGCAAAACGGTCGGCCAGAGTCTGTGGAGTCTCCATCGTCGTCTGATAGTTCTAATTGGCTGAAAAACTTTCTAAAAAACATGGCCCAACATTCAGTTGTGATATCATATAATGGATCACCTCGCTCATTGACAGGCATTTTATTAGGAAATTCAATGCACGTTAATCTACTATGTAAATACTTTAATGTTGGTTCCTTTGCAACATCAATATTAGTGGTTACAAACATAGGTGGTAATTTAATTTGCTGCAAATGTTTGTGTTTAACATCCACCGATACTGGATTTCCATCAAATGCATTTCTCATGTATGTATCTAAAAACAACCAACATTGATACGTAGCGTCATCTAGTAAGCCTATTTTTCCTTCTAATAATGGAGTTAACCAAAAATGACTACTTTTATTCATGAAAGATATTATTTTACCTTGTAATAATTTCATAAGACTAAAACAGAAGTGTGACTTTCCAGTATCTGGTGCTCCATATATAACCATACAGCTTTTTTTTGGCACATTTTTTAATAGTTGTTTTAAAGCTATTAAAAAAGTCAAAAAATTTACTCCTTGAAAAGTTAAAAACTTTACTATTATTTTCCACTTATCACCTTCTTCATACTCATCAAAGCATCTTTTTATCCATTTACCCATACTCATGTTTCTCTTTTCTTGTCTTTTATACATTCTAACCATTTGACAGCAATCTCTTACAAATTTTACTTGTTGATTACTTTGTAAAAACGCCGCGGCGTTGCTATTTTCATCAGCATATTGTGCATAATAATACGCAATTTCACACTCATCAACATAATCATTGTCATAAGCCCATTGAACCATATCTGATAACTTAAATGTTTCTGCTGCTGCTAACTGATGACTTACTGTAGTTAAGGAAGTAATCCAGTGAGGGAATGTCCCCTGCTTAAATCCTACTTCTGCAACAGCTTTTCTATAAAAGTATAACGCTGCTGCTGTACTTCTAATTCTTGGTGGTTCACATAATAAATGCACTTCTGGAATGTTTAACAAATTTTTAAACAAATTAAACACCGTTTCTCGATTTTTTGAATTTTTAAATTCTATAAGGTATAATGCTGTAAAATCAGAAGGTATAACCTGTAAGTAATCACAATATTGTGGTAACGTCGTTTTAGAAGCCTCAATTAATTCTTCTGCTACAGTAAACACTGCTATAACCCAATTTTGAGTACATGTTTTATCACTTTTAAAAGACCTTGTTAATTCACAAAACGACACATTAAATTTTTCTTTAAATTTACACAAGAAGGTTGCTTTTCTATTTGCAGTATGCAATATACTGTTTTCTAAATCATCTGGTTGCGTTCCCAAAGAGGTTGACGGCAAATTGTCTACCTGGGTAAAAGGTGTAACAGCATTTGTAGCTTCATCGTCCCCTAATCCACTGTCCTCAAATAATCTCCTTTTCGACAACCTTTGTGGTGAAATATGGACAGCTTGCAGCCGCGGACTAAGTTTGTCAAGCGACTGCTCCGGACTACCAATAAACTTTCGTTTTAGCTCAGATATAGCATTATTACAATCCTCAGTGACTTGACTGTTGAACAGTGCCAGGGAATTCCCCTGACTCTCCGGCTCTAAGTCATCAATTAAGTTAGAAATATCAGACCCAGTTTCTGCATCAAATATTTCAGATAAAGAATCCACATCATCCACACATTCTGCCTCAGTCACAAAACACCAGTCACTTAAATTGTCCATAGATTCAGAATTATCAGTACCTTTAGTGCTGTCTGCCATTTTCGCAAAATTCTCGAGCGCAATGAGGACACAACAAATGCAAGTCACTAAGCAGAAGAAGTTGCAATTTTCTAATTGCAACTGTTGTTGCAGCTACACAAACCCTCAATCTTGCACCACAACGGTAACAGGTACTGTCAACTTTATAATTGTGCTCCTCCTCCGGTTCTTCATCAGGCGACAAAGACTCATTGCATACTAAATTAGCAGGTAAAACTAAAGATTCTAAAACTATATCTGGAATAGTAGCACACTCTCCTATCATGATTGAAGTTTGTATTTGCAGTTTCTACAAACACCTCTCCAATACGCCCTCACCAAATGAAATGAAAAACCACAATACTTATGTTCAAGCTTTTCCAATAAATCTAGCTTAGTCAAACAGTACAAACAGCGAATTATAATATCACCTACAGGCTTTTTCACAAGATCCTCTATAAATTCACTAGATACACTACACTGATAAAATCGTTGTGTTTCATAATAAGCAGATAATCTTAAGCATGACGAACAGCAAGCATAACATACATTTGCTTTCCAAATAAGACATAAAGATTTGCAATGAAAAGCAGCAAGATCAATAGTGGTAATCCAATGTTTGCAAAATACACACTGCAATCGAAGGTCAAAAAAAGAAACTCCATATTTTGTGCAAAATTCGTCGAGACGCAAAGGTAAACGATCCATGTGAAAAATGGCAAAATTTCGTGAATCTATCAATATATATACCGAACCTGGTAACGGCTTTGCCATTCAAGATTGTTGTAGACAACAATGACAAGATTATAACATATATTACCGACGGCGGTACAAGGGCTTGCAGCCAGTAACGCTTTAGGAATTTTGGCAAGATTGTATCGCTGCTGTTTGTTACCTGTCGCCCAAACTTGCTAAAAGAAGTGTGCTGTACCGATACCGGTACACAAAATGCCCGCCGGCAGTATAACTTACCAATACCGGTACTCGTTCCCGCCAAGAGTGTAAAGGTCAAGTGTATCCAACTCTTATATATGTTCACAACTATTGT